GCTTCAATGATGGGAATGAAAGATGCCCATAGTGTTACACCTACAACTTTAGAAGGTAGGCTTAGAAAATATGAATCTTACATAGAACAAGTATAATGGCTAAAGAAGAAGTAGTAATAGATGTAAAAGTCAAAGGTGATGGCTCTGGTAAAAAGACGTTAGGCGACTTAAAGAAAGAAGTTCAAGCCGTTCAAGATTCTTCTAAGCAATTAGGTAAAGATTTAAGTGACGGATTAGTAACAGCAGATAAAGGCGCAGTGAGTTTAAAAACTCAACTTCGCCAAATGAAAGATCAACTAGCAACCTTAGACCAAGGTTCTGCTGAGTTCATGGAGATGGCGCAACAGGCTGCAATTCTTGAAGACCAAATAAAAGATGTTGATGCACAAGTTAGGTTCTTGAGTTCTGATACTAAGAATTTAGATACTTTAGTGCAGGCAGGGCAAGGTATTGCTGGAGGTTTTCAGGCCGCTTCTGGTGCGGCTGCATTATTCGGTAAAGACCAAAAAGCGGTACAAGAAGCGTTACAGAAAGTAATAGCCATTCAAGGTATATTAAACGGAGTACAACAGGTATCTAATGTACTACAAAGAGAATCAATATTAGGTAGCCGTTTAAGAATAGGACAGTTAGTTAAATGGGCTAAGGCTACTAAGATAGCAACAGTTACCCAAAAGGCTTTTAACTGGGTTCTTAGAGCTAATCCTATTGGGTTAGTTATTACTGCAATAGGTTTGTTAATTGCTGGATTTGTTGCGTTTAGTGGCAAGATTCAAGATGTTGGGAAATTCTTTGTTAAGCTAGGTGGCAAGGTAAAGGAGTTGATTGATGGGTTTGGCAAATGGAAGAATGTTATTCTTTTAATGCTTGGTCCGATAGGTTGGTTGATTAAAGCATGGGATTTTTTCTTTGGCGAACAGGCTAAACATAGTGCAGAAGAATTAGCAAGGTTAGAAGCTGAAAAGAAAGCAAGAGCAGAAGCAAATAAAGAAAACGCAGCACAACATAAACAAAGGCTTAATGAAATAAAAGAGAGAAGGAAAGCAGAAGAAAAAGCATTTGAAGCTAAACAAAAGGAATTTGATTTAGAGATTGATAGGATGGAAGCGGAAGGTGGAAACGCTAACGCTTTAAGAATCGCTAAACAGGAAGCTGTAAAGAAAGAGATTGAAGACCAATTAAAGGCGATTAATGAGATTAGAGATAGTTGGGTAACCTACTATGAAGAACAATTTAGATTAAGCGGTAAAAGTAAAGAACAATTCTTAGCCACTTTAAAAGGTCAAGGGATTGACGTGGTTAAACTTCAGGAAGATTTTAACAGTAAGGTAAATGAATTAAACCAGCAGTTATTCCATGAAGAAACACAACTAATAAAACTAAAGAGAGCAGGTCAAAAAGAAGCGATTGAAGAAGAGGTTAAGGATGAAGAAGATAAGAACGCTAAACTATTAGCATTAGAAGAGAAACAAAAACAAGACCTTCTTAAACTTAGAAACGACTTCTTAACTGAAAAAGAAAAGGTAGAAAATAACTTCTTAGATTCATTATTAACACAACAACAACAAGAAGAGAACGCAATTAGAGAGAAATACTTTAATCTTATTTTAATGGCTGAAGAGTTTGGTGAAGATTCCGCTTTACTTGTTGAAGCGCAAGAAACTCAATTAGCAGAAATTAGAGCAAGGTTCGCAGAAGAAGAACGCCAAGCAAAGATAGCACAACAAAAGGAGATAGCTGACAACGTTATTAATACTGCTGAATCTACTATAAAAGCAATTGAAGCTATTAACTCATTAGCAAATCAAAAGGAATTAAACAGAATTAAAGCCAAACAAGAAGCAGGGGAGCGACTTAGTAAGGCAGAAGAGAAGAGGTTAATAAAAGAAGAGAAAACAAAACGTGCGTTTGCAGTTGCTCAGATTGCAATAGATACAGCCCGTGCTATTTCTTCAGCAGTTGCTAGTGGTGCTGCTATTCCATTCCCTGGGAATATACCTGCAATTATCGCAGGAGTTGCAGCGGTATTAACTAATGTGGCTAGTGCATCTAAAATACTAGGTGAATCTTTGCCAAGCTTTGGTGGTGGTTCTAGTTCTGATTCGGTAGGCAATATACAAGAAACCCAAGGAGCACCTCAATTAAATTCTGTTACAGAAGGCTCAACTTTATTAAACCAACCCACTAAAGTAGTAGTACTAGAGCAAGATATAAGTAATGCTCAGAGTTCAGTCAATGTAATTGAACAAGAAGCAACATTTTAAATAATATGGAAACAAGACTATACACGCTAGAAATCGGAGAGGACGACCAACTAGATTTCCAAATAGCAAAAGTAGATAGACCAGCAATTGAAAGCAATTGGATGGTATTTGATGGACAGAGAAGATTCTCATTTAAGGATGAAGAAAAAAGAATTGTTCAAGGTTATTTTATGATTGCAGACTTACCTATTTATAGAAGAGATGCAAGCGGTGAATACTACGTTAAATTCACTAAACAATCTATTCAGAATATCGCTGAAAACTTTATGAAGAATGGGCTAACTAAGAACGTTAACGAGATGCACCAAACAGGCACATTAACCAAGGATGTATTTGTATTAGAAAGTTGGTTAATAGATTCTAAAAGAGGAACAACAGCCCCTCATGGATTTGAAAGTCTAGACGGTTCTTGGTTTGGTTCAATGAAAATCAACAATGATGAGATTTGGAATAAGATTAAAAACGGAGACTTCTCAGGATTTAGTGTGGAAGGTGATTTTATGCCGACAAAAGAATTAAAGACGGATGATAGGATTTTAGAAGCCGTAAAAAAAATAATTAAAAAAGAAGTAGAATTAACAGATTAAGGTTAAGACACTACTATATAAGTAAATCAATCAAAATTAAAATGAGTATTAAAGACAGAATTAATGCAATTTTTAATTCAGAAAATGTTGAATTAGAAGTAGTTGAGAAGGTGGAGAAACAAGAACGAAAGTTCGAGTCTATCCCTTTGCTTGATGGAAATGTTATTGAAGTTGAGCCAGCTTTAGAGGTTGGTGCTGCTGCAATGGTTATTATAGGTGAAGATATTTTACCTGCTCCTGACGGTGAACATATCTTAGCTGACAACACAGTTATAGTTACAGAGGGTGGATTAATTTCTGCTATCACTCCTGCTGAAGAAGCGGTTGAAGAAGAGGTTGAAGAGCTAGATTCTGAAGCTACTAAAACACCAGCACAAGAGAGAGAGGCAAAGAAAGTAATTGAATCTATTGTAACAGAAAAACAGTTTTCTGAATTAAAAGAAAAATTTGAAGCGTTAGAAAAAAGTAACGACTTCTTAAAGAAGGAACTTGAAACAGTTCAAGCAGGTTACACAGATAAGTTTGAAAAGTTCGCGGACTTACTTAATGAGTTGTTTGGAGAGAGTAAACAAGAACCTATTGTTAAACGAAAAAACCCGCTAAAAAAGGAAACAAAAAATATATTCCTAGCGGCTAAAAAAAATAAATAATTATGGCATTTGATGTTACAGCCTTATCGGCTTATATTGAAGACCAAGACTTTCCGTTAATTGCTTCTATGCAAGCAACAGGAGGTTTGGCAGAAGTTGTAAATATCCAAACGGGTATTAAAGAATCTTCTAATTTACAGTTCTTAGATTCTGACGTAATCTTTCAAGCAGATTCATGCTCTAGGGCAGCAAGTGGAACTACTACTTTTACTCAAAGAACTATCACAGTTGGAGCGGTAGCAGTTCACAAAGATTTATGTGTCAAGGAACTTAATGGATTCTGGACACAAACAATGGTTAAACAAGGTTGCGCAGGTGAAGAAGAATTACCAGCACCAATTGAAGGAGTATTGTTGGATAAAATCCTGAACAAAACTAAGTATCAATTAACTCTTGCTGATTTCCAAGGTGATATTTTATCATCAGCTAACAACCTATCTTACTATGACGGTCTATTAAAGATTGTTGATGCAGCAGCAGGTGTAGTAAATGGTAATACGGGATCAGTAACAGTTGCTACTGGTATTACTACTGCAAATGTACTAGATATTCTTGATGCAGTGTGGACTGCTATCCCTGATAATATCATGAATAAAGAGAACTTATCTTTATGGGTTCCTATTTCAGTTCATAAGAAATATGTAGTTGCGCTTAAAAATGCAAACTTATTCCATATTTCAGTTGAAGACGGAGAAACTAAATTGTATGGTACTAACGTAAATATTAGACCAACGGTAGGTTTACCTTCAGCAGCAGGAACAGAGAGAATGATTCTTACACATGATGACAATATTACTATTGGTATGGATGGAGATGCTGAAGAAGATTCAGTAAAGGTAAGATTAGACCCTGTATCAGAGAAAACAGTATTCTTGGATATGTGTTTTAAAAGAGGTGTTCAAATCGCTTTCCCTGAAGAGATTGTAGAATTTACTTTAGTACCATAATAGGTATAAATATTAATAAGGGGGTTTGAAATATAGCCCCCGTTTTAAATAATTAAATTATGGCGTGTGTATTAACACAAGGTTTTACTTTAGATTGCACAGAAGATTTTGCAGGTATTAAAAATTTCTACGTTTCAGAATTTGGAAACATTGATGCCACCGCTACTGTAATCACAGCAGGTATAGTAACTACACTTACTCAGGTAGCATTAACAGAATTCTTCAAGTACGAAGTAAGACAAGGTAATGGAGGATTTGTTTGTACTCCTACAAAGTCATTAGAAAACGGCACTCTATTTCATGAGACTGTTGGGCAATTAATGATTAACAAACTTACAGCAGCTAAGAATCAAGAGTTTAAACTTTTGATGGCTAATAGAGGTGTTGTAATTATGGAAGATTTTAACGGTGTTTACTGGATTGTTGGTTTAGAAAACGGAGCAGAGTTTGGCATCGGTGGAACTAATGAGATCAATTCAGGACAAGCGGCAGGAGATAAGTACGGTTATTCAATTGCCTTTACTGACAGGTCTAAAGAATCAGTTTTAGAATTGGATTCAGTAGCATTTGCAGCATTAACTATTGCATAATATTAGGGGGTTTTAACGCCCCCTTTTAAATATTACTTTATGAAGATTAAAGACGAGTGTATAGGTTTGAAGATGGGTTCTAAAATAGGCTTTATTACTATTGAAGATGATAAAAAGAAGTTTAAACTTTATAAGATATTAGGTTTAGATGTTTTTGAAAAAGTAAAAAAGAATGAACATAGTACTGCAAAGAGCAACAACAAACGAGAAGATAGCGTTAACCCTGACGGAGAAAACAACGATAAGTAACGCTTATTATTTATTTGTTTTTGAATCTGACCAGACTAAACAATCTTATTATGTTATAGGTAACCAAACATTAAACAGTACTAGGATTAATTTATTTACTATTACAGAAGGTGTAAGCGACCCAGTTAATGGTAGTTTAATCTTAGGTCATGACGGGTTTTATAAATACACTGTTTACGCTCAAACAAGCTCAACTAATTTAAACCCCGACTTGGCAGATGAAGAAGTAGAGGTCGGAAAAATGAAACTTATAAGTGACTACGTACCAAGATTTATACAGCACGAAATTTTAACTCAATACCGAGTACATGAGCCACAATAATATTTTCTTAGTAGGTAAACAGAATGGAGAAACTCAGTTTAAGAGTTTAAATTTTGATGCACACCAACAGCCAGTGTTTGAAGCAGATAAAAGAAATGACTGGATTGAATATGGAACTGCTAAAAGTGTAGGTAAAGAGTATAAAAACAATTACCCTAACTACTTAATTTATTTATATAATTCTTCTTCAGTTCATAATTCTATATTGAACGAGAAAGTTAATTTTATCGCTGGTCAAGGTTGGGTATTAAAAAAGAGTGATAATATAAACGCTGATGCTCTTTTAAATAAATTTATAAATCACCCTAATAAAGAAGAAAGCTTATCTTCACTTACTAGAAAGGTTGCTTTAGATAAAAAATTATACGGTGGTTATTCCGTTCAAATAATCCTTAATTCTAAAAACGATATATCCGAAGTCTTTCATATTGACTTTGGAAACATAAGAAGAGATAAAGAAGACAGAGATAAATTTTATTATACTTCTGATTGGTCAGATAGAAAGCCTGAGAAGAATGAAGATTTTGAAGTTCTTTGGGCGTTTCCATTTGATAAAGATGAAATAAAAAGCGATAGAACTTATATAATTTACACGCAAGAATATAGACCTCAGCAAAGAGAATATCCTTTACCTGATTATGTAGCCTCTAACCCTTATATTGAAGCAGATTACGAAATAGGTAACTTTGTACTAAACAACACTAAGAACGGTTTTACAGCTGGATTTTTAGCGAACTTCTTTAACGGTCAACCTTCAGACGAAGCTAAACAAGCCATTGACAAGGAATTCGATAATATGTTTACGGGTTCTGACCAAGCTGGGAAAGTACTTAAAAACTTCTCAGAGGGTAAAGAGTATGGTTTAGAATTAACACCAATACAGCCCAACGGTCAAGACGATAGGTATATCAATCTTGAAAAAACAATAACGAACAAGATATTTATAGGTGCTCAAATGCCACCTGCATTAATTGATTCAGTTGCTCAGACTTCAGGACTAGGAAATAATGCAGATGAGAAAAGAGTATCAATGGAGAAATTCCAATCTTCTTATGTTGATAA